GCCCACTATGTCAAAACAAACCAAAACCAGGAACCTTCGGGCCCCGGCAGGTTTGCGAGACAAGGGTTATAGAATCTATATCCCTCGGCTCTTCGAGAATGGGGATTATGTCCTCCCTTCTCGAAATTCCAGTATCCTTAAAGGATGCTTGAAATATAAGTCCTCCAAATTCAAAGAAAATGGAAGGGCTACTCTTCAGCGTCGGTTGATAACCGAAATGAGTTTTGGTTCAAAACTCGCTGAAGTTATCTCCAATCGTTCTGTCTATCAGATAAAGCGGATGGAGCAAATGGTAGCAGGAATCATTGATTCCCTGCTGCTCTTTAACCCGGATATGTTTATAAAACAAGAAGGGTATAATCTTCTTAAGTTTTTAACCAAGAAGATAATAGCTGTATCCACATTTAATATGGATATGGTTACAAAATACTGGAAATCCTATGGAAACCATGTATTTGTCGAGAGTGCCAAAATGGAAACTCTCGAAAAGCCTGAGAAGGAAGTTGAAAACTTCTTCTTCAAGCTTGATTCTCTTGATAAAATTCAAAGGATTCGTCAAGGGAATTTAACTAAGAAAGATCTGACAGATCTTTCTCAGTTAATTTCCTCTCGCCAGTTACCGACTGGTGACAGGAATACAGAGATAAAAGCCTTGAAGGAGTTTATGTCTGTTACGACCAGAACTTTTAGTCCTGATCCTACTATTCTTACCGACCTTTACAAGGCCGGAAGAATTATCGGCCGGAAATGCCGCAAAGCGGGTACCGGTCCAATCGGCAATGCCCATATATCATTGGCCACTGCCGGATCCTTCTCTCGATCAGTGATCGAAGGGGGAAGAGCTAGGGAAATCAAAGATTCCATAACACCTATTCTCTCCTATATTCCGGAGGAAGACGGAGAGATTATTCTGCCCTTTACAACTCTTCGAGATGTGAAAGGAGTCCCCCGATGGAGGACTTGGTGCAGAAAAGAAACGTATGAGGATTATCCTGAATACGAGTTCGGAGAACGGACCAAAGAGACCATCGCTGGTTTCGAAGTCTTCTTTCAAGGATTTGATGACACCATCGGTGAGCAAATCCTTTGCTGTGCTTATCTTGCAAAGCAAAATGAGCTGCAGAAAGAGGGAATCCCTCTTCGCGTGCTAACGATCACTGAACCAGGGTCGAAGGCACGAATTGTAACCACAGGGCCATGGTGGCTCTATGTGTTGCAACAGAGTCTAGCTCACGTAACACGTGGCTTCCTCTCTTCTCACCCATCCGCAGAAGCTGGGATGGCGAGAACGGATCAGGCTTGGCAGTACCTATACCTGATCCGGAACGCAAGGGACGGCTTTAAGCCGGACTTTGCGTGTCTCAGCAGTGACTTAAAAAGCGCTACTGACACAATCCCTCCTATAGTCGCTGTGCGATTATTAAAGGGATTTCTCGACGGCCTGGGTTATCTAACCCCACTCGCCGAGACAATATTCGAGCTACTACTAGTTCCTCGTTTATGTCTAGCTGAGAAGTTGAACAAAGTTTTCTTCTCAACTAGTGGAGTCTTTATGGGAGAACCTCTCGCAAAGACTATTCTAACGCTAGAAAATCTGGCGGTAGAAGAAATCGCAATAAGACAGTATCTTAAAATCGATTTTAGCATACCAGTCCAAGTACCTTGGAGATGTTATGCAGTAGCTGGGGACGATCACATAGCGTTCGGCCCTCCGGAGTATCTCCGGAAAATAACAGCTAATCACCTTAGATGTAATACAATTATATCTAAGGCAAAACACGGAATTAGCGTGAATCACGTTCAATTCTGTGAAAAGATCCTAGAAGTTAGAAACTTCTGGAATCTAAATTGGACTCCGAAAACCATCAATGATGATCATGAGGTCTACGTATCGTCACCCCATATCGATTCGATAAAGGTACGACTATTGTCTCCTTGCTCAAAGAGTAATGAGACATTCAACGACCGTAATACGGCTGTTGGGAAAGCCACTTCATTGGGTAATACCCTGAGGTGGATTTCATCACAGATCTATAACTTTAAGTTTAAATCTATGATTAGGGACCGCTTCTTTCAAAGAATGGGGGCCTTACTTCCAGATCGCTCCAGTGGAGT